TATAATATGGCTTTTGGTAGTCATGCTCTTGGTGCAAACACCACAGCTTCAAACAATACGGCAGTTGGTTATCAGTCTTTAACAGCAAACACCACAGGTGCTTCTAATAGTGCTGTTGGTTATCAAGCACTAGATGCCAATACCACAGGTGCTTACAACACAGCTTTTGGTCAAGCAGCACTAGGAGCAAACACAACAGCCGATAGTAATGCTGCTTTTGGTACCAATGCTTTATTAGTAAATACCACTGGAACAGCTAATGTAGCGGTTGGTATGCAAGCATTAACAGCAAATACCACAGCATCAAATAACACAGCAGTTGGAAGAAGTGCTTTAGCAGCAAACACCACAGGTTCTGAAAACACCGCAGTAGGACAAAACGCATTAGACGCGAATACAACAGGGCAAGGAAACACTTGTATGGGTCAATCTTCGCTTTCATCAAACACCACAGGCGGTACAAATGTGGCTATAGGAGTAGATGCTCTTAATGCTAACACCACCGCTTCTAACAACGTAGCAGTTGGAAAGTCAGCTTTAGCAGCAAACACCACAGGAACATCAAATGTAGCAGTTGGTTATCAAGCTGGCGATTCTGTAACAACTGGTAGTAGAAATACTGCTATTGGTGCTTCTTCTGGCTCAACGCTAACAACAGGTAGTGATAATACATTTGTTGGTAATTTAGCAGGTGAAGCAACTAGCGGAAGTAATAATACAGCCGTTGGACAACAAGCACTTGAAGTAAACAGTACAGGTGCATCCAATGTTGCTATTGGAAAACAAGCACTGGAAGCTAACACAACAGCTGCTTATAATGTAGCAGTGGGTAATGAGGCATTAAGAAATAACACGACAGGCACATTGAATACTTGTATTGGTTATCAGGCTGGTACTGCAATAACGACTGGTCAAGATAATACATATATTGGCGCACTTGCAGGCGATACTACTACTACTGGACAAAACAATGTGTGTATTGGACATTTATGCGATGTGGAATCAGTTGATGGTTCTAACAGAGTTGGTGTTGGAACAGAATTAGTTTTAACAGCAAACAATTATGTAAAACTAGGTGTCGGTGGTAATAATGTTAGTACACTTTTTGCAAGCGGTAGTTCTTGGTCTTGGACTTCAGATGAAAGGCTTAAAAAGAATATAAACACAGATACGTTAGGACTAGAGTTTATCAATAAACTAAGACCTGCGACATACGAACTAAAACCATCACAAGAAGTTGATCCAAGTCTTACAGAACACTATAGCGCAACAGAAGATAAAGCAGACAGTGGTAAACTAAAACACGGACTTATTGCTCAAGAAGTAAAAGCTGCTCTTGATGAAGTTGGTGTAAATACCTTTGCTGGTTGGTCAGAAGATGATATTGATGGTGTACAAAGAATTTCACCAGCAGATTTTGTATACCCACTTATAAACGCAGTGAAAGAACTCTCGGCAGAAGTCGAGCAATTAAAACAACAATTAAATAACGGAGAATAAAAATGGCAGTAACTAAAGCATTAACTAAAGCCACACCTGCTGAGAAGTCTGGTAAGGCTGAACAATGGGATTTAGAGATGACTTATGAGAACGACAGTGAAGGCGATGCGACTTATTACACTAGCACGTTTTCTACTACAGCTATAGCCGCAGACGGTGATTTCACCGCAGCAGCTAAAGGTACGTTTAATCTGGCAGCTTTGACAGCATTGTGTCCTGTATCACATTGGGATGCAGTCTTTGCAAGTCAAGTAGACAGTGTTATAACGAATCCTGTAGTACCACCTGTACCAGATACTGATTTTGCAGTACCTAGTTCTTAAAAAAGAACATTGATGGAACTATCCAGTTACATAGTCTGGAATATAGTGCTTACTCTTGTGGTAGCACCAGTATTGTACGCTATACGAACAAATAGTACGGAATTAAGAAGGCTTGACATTCTCATCAACAAAACAAGAGAAGAAATGGCTAAAGAATACATATCACGAGATACATTTGAATATGATATGGCAAAGGTTATAAAAGCTTTAGAGAAACTAGAAGTAAAAATAGACAGGCTTTTTCAACAAGAGAGTAATAAATAATGGCAAGAAAAAGAAATACTAAAAAACGACAAGATTATCGTCAAGGCGGTAGAGTTGCTTTGGCTAGAGGCGGTAAAAGAGGAGCAAAACGTAAAGCTACTCCTAAAATAAGAAAACCTGCAGTTAGAAAAGAAGAGCCAAGACCTACTCCACAAGTAGTAGGACTAAGTGATAAGCCTATAACTAAAACTAAACCTGTTAAACCAACAGTTAGACCGTCTAAAAAACCTGTAGTCTCTAAACCAGTTCCGTTTGATCCAAACGTAGGACAACCTCCTAAACAGCCTACTAGACCACAAGTTCCAGTACCACCTCCTGTAGATCCTACTGTATCTAGACCAGCAGAACCCACTGTATCTAGACCAGCAGAACCCACTGTATCTAGACCAGAAAGACCAGCAGAAACAGTATCTAGACCAGAAAGACCAGATAGACCAGATAAAAACGGAGAAACATCTCCAGGCGGAGGAATGTGGTGGAAAGAGTATGGATATGATACTTTAGAAGATGCAATATCTGATGGATGGTATTGGGATACTGATACAGGACAATGGACTATAGCAAGTGGTAATACAGACGATACAACTACAACTACAGACGATACAACTACAACTACAGACGATACAACTACAACTACAGACGATACAACTACAGAGTCTGGTTTTCATCCTAAAACCTATGCTCAACAGCTTGCACAAGGTGAAGGGCCTCAAGGAGAGGCTATTATTAAGCCTGCAGAACAAGTTGATACAGGCATATATACCGATAAAGAAGTAAATACATCTTGGCAAGAAGGTGGATTACAAGGAACACTTCTTACAAACGAACAAGGCTTAACAGGTAAAAATATATTTGAAGCTTTATGGGGAGCAGGTGATGGTACAAACCCAGCAGACTCTGTTGAAATAGATGGAACCACTTATGTTTGGGAAGATTTTCACAATTTAATTAAACAAGAAGCTACTGATTTTATAGGAAAAGAAAAACCTGATTCTCCATATAAAATGAGCGAAACAGAAATGTTAGCTCTTACAGACGAACAAAGAGCAGCAGCTACTAAAGCAGGATATATTCCTGATGAAACAGTTACTAAAGGAATAGCACAACCAGACGTTAGCGATCCTGATGCTATTACTGCAGGAACATATACTGGAGATATAATAGATCAAGAAACAGCAGTAAACGCTAAAACTTTAGAAGAACTTAGTCCTGGTTCTACAGCAGATTTACAAACTCAATCGCTTACAATGCAAGCACAAGGAGTAGATGTTACTGCTGATTATAGAGTAGGAGATGAAAAGACTTTAACAGATAGGGTTGTAGGTACTCTTAGTCCTGAAGCAATGGCTGAGTTTCAAAAAGTAGCGGGTACAGACTTACCAAGAGTTTTACGAGCTAAGAAACAATTACGAAGAGCAGGTTTAACAGAAGACCAAATTAACCTAATAGGTAATGATCCAGAACTTTTAGAAGATGAATTAATGGATTATACTGAAGCAGAACGAGGTATGATTGCTGGATTGCCTGACGAAGCTTTAGTATCTACTCAACTAACTTCTTTGTTAGATGGAATAGAATCAGGAGAAATTCCTGCTTTTGCTAGGCCAGCAGTTGCAGCAGTTAATGAAATGCTGGTAGCAAGAGGATTGAGTGCCTCCACTGTTGGTAGAGATGCTTTAATAAATAGTCTGATAACTGCAGCTATGCCTTTGGCACAAAGTAATGCACAATCTATAAAAGAAAGTGTAATGTCACAAAGAACGATAGAGGCTCAAGCAGAACAATTAAATGCTCAAATGAGACAACAAACAGCACTTGACAGAGCCGATAAAACATTTAGTATGGATATGGCACAGTTTACGTCTGATCAACAAATAGCATTATCTAATAGTAAGTTTTTACAAACTGTAACATTAACTGATGCTAATAATGATCAACAAGCTATGATGCAAAATGCTGCAAGTAATGCACAATTGGATTTAGCAACTCTTGATTCTAACACAAAACTTGTAGCACAAAACGCACAAGCGTTCTTACAGTTAGACATGACTAATCTTAATAATAAACAACAATCAGAAGTATTAAGAGCTAAAATGAATCAAGATAGAATGTTAAGCAATCAAGCATCAACAAACGCTTCACTACAGTTTAACGCTACGTCTGAAAACCAAACTAATCAGTTTATGGCTAATTTAAAAACACAAATTGATTTAAATAATGCAGCAAGACAAGATTCTATGGAACAGTTTAATGCTACACAAGATAATGCTAAAGAAGCAAGAAGAGTAGGTATTGCAGCAGACATTGCAAAATTTGATGCACAACTAGTTACTCAAGTTGATCAATTTAATGCTCAACAAGATTTTGCAAGGAATCAATGGAATGCTCAAAATTCAGCAGCCGTTGAAGCTTCTAATGTAGAATGGAGAAGACAAGCAAATACAATTAATACTGCAGCACAAAATGCTATAAATGCTCAAAACGCTCAAAACGCTTTTCAAATGAGTTCACAATCTTTAGCATTTCTTTGGCAAGAACTAAGAGATCAAGCTGATTTTGATTTTAGAGCCGTTGAAAATGACGAAAACAGAAAGGCACAGATTGTTGCTACAGCACTAGCTAACGAAGGTAAGTCTGGAGAAAAATACGATGATTATTTAACAGGTATTGTGAGTTCTTTTGCATCTTCTTTAAATACTGCATATACTGGATGGCAGCAAAATACTACTCAAACTCCTGGACCATGATAATATACAATAAAAATGTAAGGAAAACTATATGAAAATTTTAAAAAGATTAGGAAAAAAAATTAAAAAAGGAGTCAAGAAACTTTTTAGTTCTAAAATAGGTAGAATCGTAGGTATGATTGGCTTGTCTATGGTTATGGGATATGCAGCAAAAGCTTTAATGACAGGTATGCAAGGAGCAGCACCAGTAGTAGCAGATACAGGAACAAAAGCATTAGCAGATACAGTAGCAAAAACAGGAACAAAAGCTTTATCTACAGGAGTTGCAAAAACAGGAGAAGCATTAACTACAGCAAGCACTCCACTGCTAGAAGAGATAACTGTTAGTGCAACAAAAAGACCAGTTTTAGAAAGTATAGCTACTGCCTCTACTAACTCAGAAGCTATGGCTCCTGCCATGGAGCATATGATGTCAGAAACCGTTGCTTCTAATGGCATGGTTAATCCTGATGCTTTAAGTTCTGTACATAATAATATTACAAGTGCTGTAGAACAGGAGTTAAGTACTACTTTTAATCCTAAATATCAAAATAGTCTTGCAAGCGAAAACTTATTTGCAACGCCTCCTACTGATGGAACAATGATGGGATACCAGCCAGGAACTTATGAAACTTATTCTAGTACTGGAGGAGCAGCAACTACTGCTACTACTACTACACCACAAACGACTTCTTTGTTAGATCCTACAGATTTTAGTAATCTTAAAGAAGGAGCAAGTATTACGGATGTATATCCTGAAACAGGTAGAGGAGAATGGTGGAAAACAAGAGCAGATGCAGCAGCTAAAGATCTTAAGCAAGGGCCATATACACCTCCTTTAGGTGAGCGTATAAGAAACAGATTTGCAAAATACGGAACAGATCTTAAAGAAAGTTTCGATACTCCTGGTAAAATTACTGGTGAAGTTTTACAAGGTACAGCAACAGGAGCAGCAATGTCTGCAATTATGGGTGAAGAGGAAGTATACGGTAGAGGACAAGTCATGCCACAAGCTGACATGGTAGGCCCTAAAGCTGCTTATATACAAGATATAACACCTTCGTTTAGAGAGGCAACAAATACAAACATTATGCCAACATTTACACAATTGCAAAAAGCTCCTCTATATGGTAAAGGAACACCTCAATGGTTACAAATGTTTGAAGATCAAAATTTATTAATGCCTAGTATGTTAGGAATACAACTTCCTTATAGAAGCGTATAATTAGGAGATAGAATGGCAATATCAGAAAAAGGAATTGAATTTTTAGAAAATTCTATAGATCGTGGAAGACCTGTTCCTGGACAATCTTTAACAAACAGTAAAGAACAACCGTATAATTGGGAAAGGCCGCCAGATTTTACTGAGCCTAGAGAAGCAATGTACGCTATTTTTAACGGTTTAATAGAACCAGAAACATTAATAGATGTATACACTTCTATTAGTAGAGGTGTTGGAGTTATAGATATTGCAAGTATAATGTTATATACAGGTTTTATAGAAGGTAAGTGGAATCCAGATCTTATGCTTATACTAATGGAACCTACTATGTATATGATAATGGCATTATCTGAAAAAGCAGAAATAGAATATGTATTAGAGACAGGTGATGATTTCTTAGAAAACTATACTATAGAATCAGATAAAACAGAACAAATGAAATCTGATCTTGTTTCGTTAGATAGTTTAGCAGATATTAAAAATAAAACAGTTTCTAAAATAGATAAACAAGCTATACCAAAAGAAATACAAGAAAAGATAGAGGGTATAGAAATTACTCCTAGTTTATTAAATAAAATAGGAATTGAAAAACAGAACGATAGTTTACTTAGTAAAGGAGAACAATAATGGCTAATCCTTTAGATTTATTACAAGATAAAAATAATACTTGGCAAGATATAGCTACTGCATGGTTTAATAAAGGCAGACAAAACAAAAGAAAAGCATTGCTTGCATCAGCTTTTTTAGGATGGATGGGCGCTAGAGAGAACAGAATGATTAGAGATACTAATTTAAAACTTGGAGCATTAGAAAGAGAAAGAATAGCACAAAAATCAAAAATAACTGAACAACACAGACGAGCTAATTTAATTTTTGATGATTTGGATCAGTGGGATCAAGATTCTAATTACTTTAAATTACAAGCATCTAAAAAATTTGATGAAGATCCTAATAATGTAAACTATTGGGAGAATGTAGGTTCAGGTTTAGGTAGAAAATCTAAACTTGCTAATAGGCTTAGAGAAGAAAAAATAGATCTAAGAGCAAAAGGTTTAGAAAACCAAATGTGGGCAAAACTAGGATATACTGCAAATAAAGATGGTATATTTGTTATAGATCCTGCGACAAGAAGACCGTATCAAAAAGACGATCCTCTAACTAAAGATTATATAGAAGAATATACACCAGAACAACTTTCAAAAGTCCGATACAGACAAACTGAAGATGAAAACTTACTTCCTTTTAATCAATACTACGATAAAAGAATTGAAGGTTTATTACGACCAGAAAATATTAGTTGGGCAGGTAAGCTTGTCAATAGACTTGGTTTTGGTAAAAAAGCTGCGTTAGCTTTTGAAGAAGATTTAGAAACTTTAAAAACTTTAAAGGATGAACAACTAGTAGCAAATAGTAATATTTCTTCTCCTTTTATTAGAATTACAAATATTGAAGGAAGACCAGTAACAACTATTGACGGACATAGTTCTTTTAAACCTTTAAAAGTATCCGATATAGGAAGTCTAAAAATAGGTAAAGCAGAAGCAATACAGAGAATTATGTATGCTCCTGAATTAAGCGGTGCAGTAGAACTAAAACAAAACGCTATACAAGAAGTTACAAAGATGTTTAAAGGACCTATACAAGAAATATCTATAGATGAACTATCTTTAAAAATTGCAGATACTTTTTCAGGATATAATGCAGAAATGGAAAAGAACGCAAACCTATTAGAGGCTTTTGAACAAAGCTATGTTAAAGTAGAGGCTACTTCTTTTGTAGAGGCAGGAATAACTGGTGAAGAAAAGAAGGGTTTAGATTGGAATAGTGTTAAAAACGCTAAATTTCAACTTGTAAACGGAAAAAATAAACTAATTAATCCAGTGACTAATGCAGCATATACTGACGAAATAGAAGAAGTTAGAAATCGTTATATAGAAGACATAAGCTTTAAATCTAAAGAACTTATTGGAATGGATACTTCCGTTGAAAAACTGTTGTATCAAGTTCGAGATCTTAATGAATATATTAGTGATCCTGATGTAGATAAAGATAACGATGTGTATAAAGCAGCTATGGCACAATTAATAGAATATACGTTAGATGATTTTACAAAGAGCGAACTATCTTTAGCTGATAGCGTTCTTATTAATCCTATTTATAGAGCAGAAAAAGAAGGAGAGCTTTTAAATAAAGGAGTTATTGTGATGGATAAAGAAATGGATGATGGTTCTATACAAGCATATGAAGCTGTTGATTATGCAGATTTTTCTAACGTATATAGAATGAATGCTTTAAAAAGAGGAAAGCGTACATACTTATGGATTCAAGAAAATTATTAGTATAAGAAGTCTTTATAATGGCTAACGATAATAATAATAATCCTACAAATAAGAGAGAGCAGTTTATTAGAACTGTTCCTGGAATGTTCCAAGAACCTGCTAGAACTTTTATTGATTTTTATCGAACTTTTTCAAGAGGTCAAGAAGAAGTTGCAGGTATGACTCCTATGACATATGCTGGATTTTTACCTGAAAGTTTAAGAGAGAAAACTTTAGAAATAGCTGAAATTTCACAAGACGAAGAGTTTCAAAAACAAAGAGAAGAAGAGCGCGTTAAAGAGCAACAAGAACGAGAATATATGTTGCAAGAAGTTGCAAATAAATATTTAGGATCAGAAAATATTGAAATGCAAAAAAGAGGGAAACTTATGGTTCCTTCTATTAAACAACCAGAAGGTGTAGGAAAAACACTTACAAGAGGAGCAGGTTCTTTTGCTCTGAGCTATATAACTTTAGGAAAATTATTCGGTACAGGATCTCAACTTCCTAAAGCACAAAAAACTGCTGCAATAATCACAAGAGGCGAAGCAGCAACTCAATTTGCCTTTAATCCCCAAATAGAAAATTTTGCCAATATGGTTGGTGATTGGATCGGTACTGAAGAGTCCGAACTAAGAACTAAAGAACGCTCTTGGAGAGAGTCTGGAAAAGACTTAACTGATACAGCTACTACATTATTATCTGATAAAGGAATATTATCTGATGAACAAAGAGAAGCTTTAAAAGACCAAATGATACAAGATATAGAAGATTTTGTATTAGATCCTCTTAAATATGAAGAAGATGATTCCATGCTTGAAGCAAGAATGAAACTTCTTGGAGAAGGATTAATCATTACTGGTGCGTTTGAAGGTGTTTTATTTGCTGGAAAAACTATTAAAACAAAAGTAGGAGAAATCTCTCCTCCAGAAGCTTTTGTTACAACTTTAAAAGATATTAGAAACTCGTCTGCTGAAGTTAAACAAAAATTTATACAGACCATTAAAAATGCTAGAGCTAAAACAAAAGGCGGTAAATTTAAAGAAGATCTAAAAAGAAGAAGAAAAAAACTAATAGAAGAAGGAGAAGTTTCTACTAGGGGGGATCTGGAAGCTTTAGATGAAAGAAGCTATAACTTCTTTTATAATATTAATGCTCGTTATTCTGAAAATTCTTTTATGAGAATGCTTAATAGACTTAGAAGTGGTTTTACTGCTTCTAGACAAGGCTTACCAGAACAAATGCATAAAGTTTTTTTAGAGTCTCAAGGTACAAAAGATATGGCTTTTGCAGAAATAGGACATATAGCAAGAAATATAGATAAACAATTAGGTGGTATTTTTGATAGAATGCTTACTAAACTTCCTAAAAAATTTAGATCTGAAACAGAAAGAGAAAAACTATTAAAAATTATAGATTATGCTTTATATACTGATTTTAAAGCACCTACAATTATTACTAGTAAAGGTATAAGTATAGGGAGATTACAAATACAAGGATTTAATGAAGCTTTAAAAGCTCTTCCTAAACAACTTAGACAACCTGTTAAAAGACTTAGAGAATATCAAGATGCTTTATCTCAGAGAATGATTGATAGTGGGATGTTAGAGCCAGAAGATATAGCTAAATACAAACAACAAATGGGATACTATGCTAGAGAATCCTACGAATTATTTGAAGGCGATTATTTTAGACAAGAGCTTAGATTAGAAAGAGCAGCAAAACAAGATGTAAGAAAGCTTATATTAGAACTAGATCCTAAAACAATTAAAGATCTTGATAAAAGAAAGGCACATCTTAGATTGCTTAGAGATCTAAATAGTACAGACAAAGAAGTTGTAGAAGCTGCAGGTAGAGCATTAGATACAAGAGTAAACGAAGCGTTATTAGGTTTTATGGAAAGTTCTGGAAACGTAGATGATTTCTTTAGACAATTAGGTACATATACAAGAAAAAATAAGCTTAATATAAAACGTAAAGAAATACCTAAAAATGTCAAAGAATTTATGGGTGTTGTAAAAGATCCATTAGATAGATTTACGCTATCTGTAACGAAAATGGTTAGAGAAATAGAAGATAGGAAATTTTTTAATGCTGTTCACGAAATGGGAAGAGGTATTTATATCTTCAAAAATCCAGAAGATGTAGGAAGAGGATTTACAAAAGGAACAAAAGGTATACAAATACCTGATGGTTTTGGTAATCTTTCAGGAATGTGGACTAATAAAGAAATAGGTTTATTTCTTCAAAATATAAGTGCTTATGATACTCTTGTTGGTGGAGGAGGACAACTTAAAGATGTTGCAGGTTTTTTAAGTGGTTTAAAAGGAATGGCACATGGACTTCAAACTGTTTACTCGCATACTACACAAGTATTGAACGTAACTAGTAGTTATGCAGCAACTATAGCACAAGGAATTAATCCTTTATCAAAAGAGTTTGGAGAAGCTGTTATGATACTTGCTCATAAAATAGGTAAAACTATAAATCCAAAATACCAAAAAAAAGTGGAAGAAGTATCATATTATAACCTATTAGGTAAAAATGTAGATGCTGGTAATATTGCTGGATCAGTAGATGAGTTTACAAAAACACAAAGAAAATGGTATAATCCTTTAGGTTGGGCGCTTAAAGGAATGGAAAAAGCAGGTATAATTAAAGCTAGTGAAAAACTTACTGAACTTTATAGGACTGGAGATGAAATTTTTAAAGTTGCTATGTGGCTTAAAGAATATAGATTACTAGATAAAATTAATGAAGCATTACCAAACGATCCAAAATTTGACAAATTTAGAATTTCTGATACAAAAAGAGCATCTTCAGAAATTGTTCAACAAACACTTCAAAATTATGACTTTATATCAAGACGAATACAGGCTTTTAAAAGTATTCCTGTAGTAGGACAATTTTTTTCTTTTGCATATGAGTCTCTTAGAACTATGATGGGAAGCTATAGACAAAGTTTTAGAGAAATATCAACAGGCCGAGCAATGATTCAAGAAGGCGCAAGTGAGGCTGGAGCTTTAATGCGAAACAGAGGTATAAAAAGATTTTCAAGTATGGCAGCTTATACCTATGCAGCAGAAAGAGGTATTAATTACTGGACAAGCGGAGACGATGCAGAAGAAAATACAGAAAGATTTAAACGGTCTTCTGCTCCAGAATACCTTCAAAACACATCTATGGTTGTTTCAGAATCAGAAAATGGGAATGTTTCTGTTGTACCAATAGGTAATTGGAACTACTATAATTTTCCAACCAGTATTTTTGTTCCTATGTTAAATAGAATAACTTCAGAAGATCCTTTAGAATTTAACGAAGTTGAAACAATGAGAGGTTGGATAACTGATGGTTTATCCACAGCAACAGATCAGCTTTTTTCTGCTTCGTTGTTAATGGAAGTTTGGAAACCTTTTTTACCTGACGTAGGAATGCAAGGAATGGAAAAAGGAATAGATGGAAAACTTAGAAAAATATCTAATCCTTTCGATCCTTTAGATACTTGGGAAGAGACTGGAGATTGGTTTAATAATATATATACTAATGGACACATTCTAGCTGCAAGAATGTTAAAATTATACGAACCAGGATCAGTAAAAAGAGTTGAGCGTTACAGAGAAAGAATAGATATGGGAGAGACTCCTTATGGAGAAGTTATTGATCCTACCATTGAAACTGCTAAATTAATGAGTGGTTTTGGTGGAGCAGAATATAATAGCGACTATTTTAAAACTCAATATAAAGGAAAAGCTAACGATTTTATAAAGTTAAAAAGAGACTTAGAAGGTGAATTACGTAGAGCATTAGGGAAAGATTTTACACCTAAAGATTTTGAAGAACTATATATAGAATTAAATAGACGATATTATGGCCCTTACAGAAGATTTATGCAAGCAACAGTTGATTTAAATCACTATGGCGGTCTTGACGAAAATGGAGATAAAAGATTTAAAAATATTAATGTTAATTCTAATAAACTTCTTATAGGTAGAAAAGTTACTTCAACAAGTAAAGTAAGAGAATATGAAGAGTTAGAAACAAGGCAAGAACAAGGATTAAGCTGGTCTTTAGTAGAGGCAAGTCCTTTTACAGTTGAAAACAGTTCAAAACCTGTTGTAACTTTTATGCCATTAGCGATAGATGAAGCTGATTTATTAGCAATGGTGCAATCAGAAAATCCAAACTATACACAAGAAGAAATAAATAAGCTAGTATATAGAATAAATAAGGAAATAAGACCAGCTATGGCACAAATTCCTGTGTATGTAGATGTTACTGATAAAGATTGGAAAAATAATTTAAATGAAAAAGATGCAAAAAGAATAAGAGAATATACAGGAAGAGAATTTAAAAACCTTGCATCAAAGTCTACTGAAAGCAGACAACAAAAATTCCAAGGTGGTGCAATCTCTGAAGATTATCCAGTACCTAATGTGAACTTAGTACCTTCTGAAAGAGTTGACAAGAATACAGGTATGCCGTATGAAGCTGAGATGGAAAGGTTAGGTTTTAAAGATGGTTTACTCGTATCTATTGGTGTAGCACCTGTATCAAAGAAACAAATTAGTAAATTAAAAAAGTCTTTAAAGAAGCGTAAAGCTAAAGCAAACGGTGGTAGAATTAGATTACAAGGAGGCTCTTATTCAGGAGATGAGCAGTCTTACTCTCTTCCTGTAGGAACTGGTGCGTCTGAAGATCAACGAGATCCTACTGAGTGGCAGGACTATAGCGCTAGAGATCCGCAAATGGATCCTTATAGGTATGGATCGCAAGGCGCAGATGATTATGCTAATTGGATGGATGCTCAAATAGCTAGAGATGAAGCTTATGATTATAGTGAACAAAGACCAGATGAGGGTGAAAATGGCGGAATAGAACCTGTTATTGAAGCGTCTACTTCTTACCAAACAAACTATGATTATTTCTTACCTGCTTGGGGTTCTGTAGTAGCAAACGCACCTAATATATTTAATAGGTGGTTAAATAAAGGAAGAACAGGTCTAATAATGAGTAATACATCACAAATAGCTCAGAATGCTAATGGACAATACTATATAGTTCCTTTATATAATACAGAAACAGGTGACAAGTATGAATCAGACGAGGATATGTGGAATCAAGTAGGTTCGTCTATAGAAGACGGAACATTAGCGGGTTATGACAGCGAAGAAGAAGCACAAATTGATAGAAAAAAACTATATGATACTTTAATACGTGAACACGGCCTTGATAGCAGAGAAGATAAAGATGATACTAATCAAGATGATAAAGAAAGACCAAAAAGAAAAGGCGGCAAGACTGGAGGAACTGTTCGAGACTACGATAAAGAATACGCTAACTACCATTCCTCTGAAAAGCAAAAGAAAGATAGAGCGCATAGAAACAACGCTAACAGACAATTAAAAAGAGACGGTAGGATTGCAGCAGGTGATGGTAACGATGTAGATCATAAAGACGGTAATCCTAGAAACAACTCGCCAAGTAATTTACTTGTTAAGAAAAAAGAAAGTAATAGGTCTTTTAGTAGAAGATTAGCTGCAAGAAATGGTGGCCTTCTTGCTCGACAGCAGTATGGTCTTGGAGATAGAGTTAAAAAGCTTATAAAAGAAAGAGGTATAAGAGAGTTATTTGATAAAAAGGCTGTTTTTGATCAATCAAAGGATGAATGGGAAACAATTACACAAGAATTACTAGCTCCTGTAAATCAAGGTGGCGGTGGAATGACGAAAGATCAGTTACCTTCAGTAAGTATGGGAACAAACGCTTTAAATCACCTCAATCATTCCCTAAAAGTTTACAAAGCATTTCCTAATGCACCAGGATTAGTGACTACTGGTTTAGGAGCTAAAGAGATGTATTCAGCTATAAGCTATGCAAAACCTTTTGAAGGAAAACCTTTTGTTGGTGTAAGAGATTCAGGATCAGATTCTTGGAACAATAACATAGCGGCTGGTCTTGCAAAAATAGAAGAAGATAAAAATGCACAAGCAAGAAGAAGAATGGATACGGTTAAAAATTCTATAATCAGACAATATCAAGGACAACCATTAAGAAAAGATAAAGATATTATATTTTTTGATTACGCAGCAGATAAATATTATCATAAATAAATAAAACTTGACAAAATTAAAAACAGCACTATAATATGTTATTATATACAGAAGAACAACTTGAAAAGGCTTACGAGGTTTATAGAACCCATCAAATTCGCCAAGACTTAGGCTTCATGAGCTTAGAACACTTTAGATTAATGTACGAAAATTTAGCGGAAGAAGTCTTAACAAGTGATATAGAAGAGAGTTATAGTGGGTTTTCCATTTGAAATAATTACGATGCTTGGATCGACCTTGCTAAGTAGTGTACTTAGTATATGGTCGCAATCAAGAAAAGCAAAAGAAGAACAACAAAAGCTTCTTATTACTAGAGGCGAGTTCGAGATGAAAGCCAAGAAACAATCTCTCGATCATGGCCTAAAGGATAAAGGCTTTGCGTGGACACGAAGAATAATCGCTTTGATTTCTGTATTTGCAATAGTAGTATTGCCTAAAATAGTAGCAGTCTTTTATCCAGATGTAGATGTAACAGTAGGTTACACTAACTGGAGACCTGGTTTTTGGTTCTTAGTAGAAGCCAGAGAAAGATTTGAATGGATTACATTTCAAGGCTTAGTAATAACACAATTAGATACTAATTTAGTGTCTGCTATTATCGGAATGTATTTCGGTGGTAGTTTAGTTAAAAAATAATTATGAGTGACGAACAACAACAACAATATCATCCAAGCGGTAGGTTTGGTGGAGACATGGATCGAAACGAAGTAGAGATGGACTTAAATAAGTTCATGGCTATGATCGAAGAGATCGGTGCATTAAAGGATAAGATAAGAGATTTAGAAGATATAAAAAATAATAATCCTTATCAGAAGTTTATCTTTGTAGCACACGCAATAGATAGTTGGAGAATTATACCAAGAGCTTTCCTTGCTGTGTATATGTATCTATTATACTACACAACCTTTTGGTTTATGGGATTGGAAGATCCTAGTTTTGAACAGTCAGGTTTAATTTCAATTGTTGTAGGTGCTGGCGCAGCATGGTTCGGACTCTATACAAATTCACACAAGGATAAAAAATGAAATTAATAATGTCTTTAATAATAGTTTTTATGGTAATTATGTGGCACTGTCAGCCGATGTTGATGCGAAATATATCTACCATAATAACTGACTCTATAAAACGTATTATAGAGATAGAAACTATACAGAAATGTATTGCTAAAGTTAAAAATGGAATACGCTCTGTAAGAGATTTAATTAGTATGCGCTAGTCGCAGTTATTAATTAAATAAAAGTCGCTTAGAACGCTCATATGAGGCTCTGAGAGGCATTCACGAAGCATACTTTAAGTAGTGTGTTTTTAATATTAATCTTGCTTAAAATAAGGAGAGAAAAATGATACGTAAAAAGAAAGATTTTTATGGTATGGTGGATTTTAGAGATCCTATATTCTCATCATTGTTTGTAGGATTTGATAGTCTTTTTGAGAACATGGCACAGATGTCACAAGGCTCTAAAAGCTTACCAAGTTATCCACCTTACAATGTAATACAAGATGGAGATGATTTTGTCATTGAAATCGCATTAGCAGGAATTGACAAGAAAGATTTGAATGTAGAAATACAGGAGAATACCTTAACAGTTTCTTATCAATCTTCAACAACAGAAGATAGCGATAAAAAACTATATAAAGGAATCGCTCAACGCTCTTTCAAAAGACAATTTAATTTGTCTGAAGATATAGAAAGCGAAGGTGCGCACTTTAAAAATGGTATGTTAAATATCTTTCTTAAAAGAATAATTCCTGAAGAGAAGAAACCTAAACAAATTAAAATTAAATGAATAACAGAAGAATGAAATGGAACAAGGAGAAAAGCCACAAATAAATTGGGTACATATAAACAAAGCACAACTAGCAGAATTAACAGATGACTTTTATCGTTATCGTTTAATGTTTCGGATATTATTTGGTTATTTAATCTTCGATGTTTTAAATCATTTTAATTTATTATCTTAATTTTTTATACTAACTAGAGGAGGGCAGTATATGAAACAATCTAAATTTTTATTTGGAGCTTTGATTCTATCTGCTCTTTTCTTTAGTAATAATGTTCAATCTGATCCTACAGGAGATTGTACAACAGGAGAATTTTGTGAGCAGAGTTCATTAACAACTACAAATACTACAACAACTACCAATACCAACAATAATACTAACACTAATTCAAACACTAACACTAACACCAATTCCAACACTAATAATAATACAAACACTACAACAACTACTGGTACTCAAACAAATACTAACACAAATAACAATACTAACACTAGTACCAACACTAATTCAAATACTAATAACAATACTAACACTAGTACCGCCACAAATACCAACGCTAACACCAATGTTAATACGACTACGACAACTGGTACGAACACCAATTCAAATACAAACACAAACAATAGTACATCTACTAGTACTAATGTCAATAGCAATACAAATAATTCGACTGTATCTAGCACCGTAAATTCTAGTAATACCAATAATAATAATAATACTAGTAGTAATACAAATATAAATACAAATTCAAATAACAGCACTAGTACTAGTACAAATAATAATACTAATAATAACAACAACATATCAACTAATACAAACAATAATACAAGCACGTCTACAAGCAATAATACAAGCAATAATACAAACACTAATAATAATAATAGCACTAGCACTAGTAATAATACAAACACTAATAATAGCACTAGCAATAACACTAACACAAATAATAATAACAATACTAGTACTAGTTCCAGCGATAATAAGAATGTTAATATTAATAGCTCTAATTCAAAATCAGACGTTACAACTGACAACAAAAATGTAAATGAAAACACTAGCACATCTGATAACACGAATAGAAACATTAACGAGTCTAAGTCTGAACAAACTATCAATCAAAACATCACGCAAAAAGCACCGCCTGCTTCTGCGATTGCTCCTAGTATTATGAGTTATAGCCAGGATCTATGTACTGTTGGTAGATCAGGCGCGTTTCAAGGTCAAGTCTTTGGAATCTCTACAGGTGCTACAGTCCGTGACGAGAACTGTGAACGTTTAAAACTTTCAAAGTATCTATATGATACAGGTATGAAGGTAGCAGCAGTTGGAATATTGTGTCAAGATCCTAGAGTTTTTAAAGCGATGCAGATGGCAGGAACTCCGTGTCCTTATTACGGTAAGATCGGAGCAGAAGCTACACTTGCTTGGCAAGAAAATGTAAAAGACAGACCAGACTATAAAGAAGCTAGAGCTAAATATATAGATAAATGTAAAGGTACATTAAACAATGCTGGTTTAAGAAAATCCAGAGGAACCTGTGTTAAAGAATTTAACAAAGGCAACTAGCTTATTTGTATGTGGATTATTATTAAGTTTTAATCTGAATGCAAATGACTGGACAACAGGTACTTCAAGTATTCTTGATCTAAGAGAATATACAGGCACAACTCAACACAATATAAGCGATGATGGTCGATCAAACTTGGTCGACATAGGATTTGATTTTGATTTCTATAATGAAACGTACACAGGTGGCTACATATCAACGAATGGTTGTTTTTCTTTCACCACATCGTATTGCAACGACTACACACCTGATCCGTTACCTGACACCCCTTATACAATCTATCCGTTCTGGACTGATCTTATAAGAGATAGTGGTTCTAAAATACTTTCTAAAAGTTTTGAAATTTCTGGAGACAACAACGATTATTTTGTAGTAGGTTGGTATAACCTGCGCGAATACAATAGAGCATCAGACAATACTATAGAGATGCTACTCTACGAAGCTGACTCTGCTATAGAGTTTAGATATGGTCCTTTAGATATAAAGAATCACGATGTTCTTATAGGTATACAAGGATCAAGTACTGAATACAAGCAATACCTTTTCCACGATGAATGTAATACAGGCTCAACAAACCTTAGTAACTGTGTTAATACCAACTGGAACAGCACTGCCTACAACACTCTTCTCGAAAACAAATCTCTCATATATAATAATGCTTGTTCTTCTGATCCATTAAGTAGTTCAGAATGTTTGGGTTATGCAGCAGCATATCTGACACAACAATGCGGTTTAAATTCTTTATATGATACGGCCTGTCCTTTATATTGGGATGCATACGATGATCTTCAATGTACTTTAGATCCTCAATACGGACCTTTCTGTGCAGGCTACACACAAGAAGAATCGGTAGCTTATTATGTTGAAGATGAATTTGATTACGGATATACAGAAGAAGACTATTGGTACGATGAAGAATACGATGAATGGTTAGAACCAAATGATCCTTGTTATGAAAACGCTTGTGCAGATTTTACAGATGAAGATTGGTATGAGTTAGATGTAGAACAGTTTGGACAAGAACAAGTTGATGAATGGTTCGGCACAGATGTAGAGTTTAGTGACGATGGTATGGTTGAATGGGAAACAACAACTATAGAATCTTACGATGATGTAGATGTTTTAATGGATGAGTATGACCTAGAACAAGAACAGTTGCGCGTAGAAGAAGAACTATATTACGAAGAAGAATATTTATTCGAAGATGCGTATGAAGAATTTGATCCTTATCACGAAGAAGTCTATGAAGAAACTTATGAAGAAGTTTATACAGAAACTTATGAAGAAACTTATGAGGAAGTTTATGAAGAGGTCTATGAAGAAGTGTATGAAGAAACTTACGAAGATTTATATGCCTTTGACTTCGAACAAGAATACGAAACAATAGATGTTTCAGAAGAACTTTTAGTACATTTTGAACATGAGCAAATTATTGAAGTTTTCGAAGAAGAACCACGCGAGTTTCTAGAATTTGAAACCGTTGAAGAATTAGAAGAATGGTTCGAAGAAGAGATGGAAGCAATAGAAGAAGAAACAATAGAAGAAGAGATTGAACTTGTTGAAGAAGACATTGAAGAAGAAGTCGAAGATATTGAAGAAGAGACTGAAGAAACAAGGGTAGCAGAAGAAGAAAAGAGTGGTATCAGTAGAGAAACTCAGTTAAATGTAGTAGCCAGTACCATACAAGCAGCTACTAATAGTGTTAGTGGAACGACAGCAGGCACGTCTATACAAGCAACAGGTAACACAAAAGCCTCTGGTGGTGTTGCTAATACTACAAGTACCGCAGTAGCTAATTCAGCATCTGGTGGTGGAATAAGCACTAGTAATTCACCTAGTATCTCTGCTCAAGTAGCGAGTTCAGCAATACAAACACAACAAGTTTTATCTATGAGTACTACTACAGAAACAATTAGTTTTTCTTCTAATGTAGAGACTACTAGTAGTGCTTTAGACACTTCATCAACATTAGATACTTCAACAACTGTTGATTCAAACAGTACAACCGTAGGTGCGGATAATACAGCAGTAGGAAATACTGCGAGTGCGGATAATACAGCAGTTGGGAATACCAACAGTAATAGTAATGTAGCTGTAGGATCAGATACCACCAACACGACTGAAACCACCGACAACAGTAGTGTTGCAAGCAATGCAAGTGGTGATAATAATACAGCAGTAGGAAATACTAGTGGTGATAATAATGTAGCAGTTGGGAATACTAGTGGTGACAATAATATAGCAGTTGGTTCAGTACAGGCTGAGATTAATGTAACCATTGCAGAAGTTTCTACAACCTCTGAAGCTGATACTGTCGCAGATAAGATTGTCGCTCAGAATATAAAACAACAACAAGAACAATTAGAAGAGAAACAACAGGAAACAGGAGAGTACGGAGACTCCTCAACCTTGATTGCTTTTATGGGATTCGTACCAGGATTTAGTGATTACAGGCAAATAGAAATGCCAACAGCCACAGCTTGGTACGAACCAGAAGATATCTATGCAAACGCATCAATACCTGATAATACAAAGGCATTTTTTGGTATGTATAGTGATAGTTTGAATGGCTTAAATGCTATGAAAAACTTACAACCTAACTTATAACAAAAGGAGAATACTATGGATTGGTTTCAATCAAAAGCAGCACAGATCATAGGCTTAGTTTCTATAATAGGAACACTAGCAGGCTTTGGATATACAGGTGCTACATATGTTAATCGTATAGAGAATTTAGAATCTAAAATGGCTCGTTACATTAATGAAATAGACGCGCTTGGAGATGAAGTAGCAGTACTAGATAAACAAGTAGTCGCTGTTGACGAACAAATTAAATCGTTGAATATAGAAACACAAGACCTAAGTCCTATCAAAGCAGACATCGTTGCACTACAAACAAGTGTTGCGGGGATTAATGCAAGTGTAGATATAATCTACGTTGATGTGCAGTCTTTAAAGAATATTAACGATAACCCTTTAGCAAATTAACAAATACAAATCTAAAAATTAGTATTAGTAAAGCAACGAACAACGCCATTGCAATACCATATAAAGAAGTATAAATACTTTTATCTTCTTCTGGTGTTGCTTGTGGTAGAGGCGTTTCTTCTTGGGATATAGGATCAGATTCGTGTAGCTCTTCATCAATTTTATCTACTATTGTTTTTGTAGCATCGACAGGTATAGAAATAATAGTTTTACTTAGGTCTACTGTTTCATCTATAACAGCGTTGCCTATCTTTTTACTGGACTCAATAGTTGTTTCTATTATGGCGCAAGAAGTAATTAAAAGAATTAAAACTAAAAGTTTACTCCACATATTGAATAGCATTGACTTCATCTTCTAGGTATTTATGAATGCTTTGTAGTTTGATTGTTCCTTCATGAATAATCTTTTTAATTACATAACTATCGTCTTTGTTTTTAAAAAATTTATCAACGTCTTTAGGAGACAGGCCACCTATATCTGTCCAAAGCGTTCCTTTTGTGTCCAAAACTAAAGAAAAAGTTAAAAGCGTTGCTTCTGTTCTTTTTTTATCGTTGTTCATTATATTATCTCACAAGCACCAGCAGTACACGCTAATTCTTTAGTATTCTCAGTCATATCTTCTTTCTCGTAATCCATTAGTAAAGACCAGTCTACTTTGTTTGTTGTTTTCTTTAACCACTCTTTATATTCTTTCTTTGTTATTTCCTGGTAAGGCGCTTGTTGATATGAATGATCTGCATAAGGAAGGAACGAAACACCAGAGATAGTATCAAAATTATCCCACACCCATGCTCCAACTTTTAACCATTCAGGTTCTCTAACTGAAATAGTAGCAGAAGGTTTATGTTCGCACCAATGATCTTGATAAACCTTCCATATTTCAAGATGTTGTAAGGCTGTCAAGTCTTTTCTAACTAAAGAATCTTTTGGAGATTGTATAGGAAAGTAAAAAACTAAGGTATGTTCTGGTTTTGTTATATCATCTTCGTGATAGACTCCTTGATCTACCATCAACTGTGCAAGTGGATCTTTTTTATCAGCACGAATAGTTCTTATATAGTATTCACTGTGTCGAGTATGAATGCCTGATGCGCTATCAACTAATTGACTAACAGTACCGCTTGGTTTAACACAAGTAATAGCTACTGATTGTTTGATTCCTAAGTTAGCTGACCAACCTTCGTTCATTGTAACTGCTGAGTTCTTTAAAGCTTGTAATCTCATAGGTAAGTTTTTATCTATAGACATTTTCTTGTTGTCCATAATGCCTGTAAGAGATACACCAAGCAGTGCTTCTTCTTCTGTATTGTTCTTCCAAGCCTTTGTCAAGTATCTAAAGTTAGTTAAGGTTGCTTGGAATGTGCCAAGAATAGTAGCTAACTCTACTTTATTTTGAAGAGTTCCCCAATTATCATCAGGTCTTACAACAACTTCAGTTAGATTACAGAATTGTTTATTACGCAGAATGATTTCACTACAAGGATTACAACCAAAGTCTTTGTATTCTTCTCGTCTTCCATTCCTTGCCGCTTGCTTCTCTGCCGCTTGTCTATTAAATATACCACGTTCTCCGTTTTTAGACTCATGTAAAGATGCCCACTCTTTAATAAACGGCCCCATTTCTACTGAGTCTGTATAAGCTACTGAGTTATTTGATAATGCTCTATGTTGACTATGTTCCCACCAGGAACCTGACTTAGCATTGCGCATTCTTTCGTCTGAAAGGTTGCTGAGTGAGATTAAAGCGCTACGTCTAACACCACCTACCACAACAACCTCTGCGATCTTACACATCAAATCATGGCAATCAATCGATACTAATTTCTTTTGTCCTTTTGCTACGGCATCAAAGAAAATATTAGATGTGAACGTAAACAAATCATCTAAAGGAGCAGGGCCACTAGCTCTACCACCAAATGTTTTAAGTCTTGCGCCTTGTGGTCGAACATTGCTAACATCTAATTGTGGTATTTGTCCTGCATAAAGTAAAGACATTAATTCTTTGTAGGCTTTTGCCCATCCAATCTTTGAGTCAGCGACTTTGATGATAGTATCTGTATAGTTTATTTCTTCAGGAAGGTCAGGAAGTTTATTAATGTATTGTCGTTCAACACTGAAACCAACTCCTGTACCACACATAAGTATATAAAGTGTTTCATCAAAGGCTCTTGGTGTATCAACAGCAACATAACTACAGTTAAAACCTGCTACATTGTCTCGTTCTAAGGCTTTACCTGCTGACATTAAGGCTCTCATGCTTGGCATTATGTCCAAGTTAAGCACAGCTTGTTCTAACTGTGGTCTCATGTCTGATATATCTGTATCGTTATTCTTCTTTAAGTGTTCTTGCATGAAGTCAAAGTATCTCGTGACTGTCTCTTGCCAAGTCTCTCGTCTTCCTAAGTCTTCGTTCCAACGAGCATACCTACTCAGATGTATGAACTCTTGATATTGTGTGGGTAATTTAGTCTCGTTCTTCATCTTTTAAAACTCCCATCAATTTTTTCTCGTACCATTCGGCTTTCTCCAAATCCTGTATTCCGTTCTTGTATTTAAATCTCCAGCGATATTTCAAAGAGTTGCCGCGTAGGTAGCCTACAAATTCTTCGTGTGTAAGCATAGCTTCGATAGCATCTATACATTCTATACCGCCTTTGTTATAATGTGGTGGACTATTAACATAGTCTTCGTTTAGTTTATCATTAAATTGTTTAAGACTCATATTTTTTCTCTTCATCTAAGATACTCCTTTATATATTAAAACAAAACCAGAAAAAATAAACAAAAAACTTAAAATTGTTTCAATAATAGAACCTTTTATTGTTGTTGCAAAAAGATTATTTAAGTATCCTAAATAACCTAAAATATATAAATCGTCTTTTAGTGCTAACGATGCTAAGTCTATAAAAAACAAACCATTAAATATAATAGTAAATCCTAGTGTAAAATATAATAACTTTTTATAATTCATTCTTCTCTCCATTCTTTAGGTAAACTCTCTGTGCTGTACCACCTAAATCCGTTCTTTGAGGCCCATTCAGCGTGACTTCGTTTAGTTCCATCTCTTCTTCTCTTTGCATTAGGCATAGGTGCAGAAGGATTAGAGAATAAAAAGACTAACTCACAATCATCTGGTAGTATCTCTTTAATCCATTTGTATTTATTGTATTCAGCATAATCCCAGAACCTACCTTTAGCTTCTAGGTATATTATCTTATCCTTTATAACTCTAATAAAATCAGGATGATACTTGTGTGGAATACTATACTCTATGATTCCTTTGTGGTGTTCCCAATTTTTTAGTTCTTCCTGGTGTAGGTCGTACTCCCATTTTGAGTCATATCCTTTGGGTAGTCCTTTTTCAATTGGTCTTTTCTTTCTTGGTTTTCTTTTCATAATTAATGTATCATGTCTTCATCTTTAGGAGGTTGCATTCCGTTTTCTCTTATTACTATTTCTGCTTTTATAAGCTCTTCTAAACGAGAAAGCAAAGTAGTTTCTATTTCTTCTAGTTCTGCACCAGAGTAAAGAACACCTCCAATAACAATTATTAGTTCTTCTAAAGGTACTTTATTAATATCTATATCTATAGATTCAGGATTAGCCATAAGTTATCTCTTGAACCCTAGGTTCTTTTGCAACCTTTGTGAAATATACTAACTTGTTTGAGTATTTGAAAACTCTTAGGCCGTTGCCTTCGTTAGCGTCTTGATGACAAGTGTTCTTATGTCGGCAATAAACACATCCAGTAGGAAGTTTCATGTTACCGCTTTTACCGTCTGCTATACTAGTATAACACCGATCTGGAGGACTGTCAAGTTTCAATGCTTTTTTAATACCTCTGATCTTACTTTTTATATTTGGCTTATCTAAATCTTCAGGACAATACATAGCAAGCTCTCCGTTTTCTTTATTGATTGCCAGGAAACCTCCCTTTGTTGTTCCTTCACTTTCTTCATAACCTGCGAGTTGAGCTAGATAACCAAAAGGATCGTCTTCTCGTAGCGTTCCGTTTTTAAACTTTCTAAAAGCAAAACTAGAAGCTGTTTTTATATCAACAACTTCTCCGTCAATAATACAATCCATGTGTCCAGTAACACCAGAAACTTTAACTTCTTTTTGTTCGTCTATGATAGTATGTCCTGCTAATTTAATTAAAAGAAACAGGAAAGGTTCGGCCATATGACCAAAGAAAAACTTTATGAAGTTAGGAGAAGAAATAGGAGGAACCTCATCGTCTGATCTTATATCGTACCAAAGCTGTCTTAACGGCCTTCCTACATTACTCATGCGCAATGTGTGTTGATCAGACCTATCTCTAGGTGTAGACCAAGACCTTAATGCATCCATCATAGCAGTACCAAACTCTTGAATATCTTCTTCAGGTATGTTTAAAGACTCTCCATCATTTAAAACTGCGACAGTATCGTATATATCTTGTACTAATGTATCTAGTTTCTTTTTCATAATGTTATTGATAATCCTTCGATAATTTCTTGAGCAGTGTTTCTATCTGTCTTAAACCATTCTCCGTTGTGTTCTTTCACAACCTTTTTAAGTTTATGTATAGTTTTTGTTTCTGCTGTTCTTCTGTCGTTAAATTTTCTTGCATATAAAAGCTTATAATCCCTGTGTGGACTGCTTGTTTGATAACCATTACATCTGTCTTCTGCATCAATTGCCATTCCAACCTTGAGCCAACCATCAAAAGAAGGATTAGCTATTATATAGACATAACCTTCAGGTGTTTTTTCATATCCTTTTAAAGCTGAGAAAGCCGCGCCTTCAAAAGTTTTGAACCTTCCTGGTTTGTGTAAAGGATGAGACGTAGATACATACTTACCGTTAACATACATTCTTTGTGGGTTAGCTGTGGGGTTAGTTTTAGCAGACCAAGTATTACTACTATTTCTACAATCTCTACAATAAGACTGTCCTATATTTATTCCATTTTTTATATACTTTTGATATTCTGATAAAGGTTTATCTGTATTACATTTCTTACAATGTTTAATGTGTTTCATATCATCGTGTTTTATATCCTCCTTAAAAAACCTTGTTAAAAAGTCTTCTATACCATTTGATTTATAATAAGTTTCGTTATAAGTTCCGTCAGAATATATACTTCTCCATTGTCCTGTTCCTATATAATAATCATAAGAATATCTTCTTAGATGACCTGTACCATCAACTCTAGGTATAATTTTAGTAGTTAATTTTACTATGTTGTCATGTCTTTTATAATCTATTTTTAACTTATTTAAAAGTTTTTCAACGCTTTCAACGGTTTCTTTAGTGTGTTTCATTTTTGATTAGCTCCTTTTATTTTATGTTTATATAATTCTCGCTTGAATAAACTTTGTATTGATTGTTTTTTGTAGAGGCTCGATTAGAAATATTTTTCATGTTTTCAGAAACAGATACCCATTTTAAATTAGATACCGCATAATCGAGTTTATCTTCATTAATATGATCGGTATTGTATGTTATATTTGGAAACTCATTTAATACAAAAGCCATCGAAGCCAATCTATGTGCATAAATCCTTTTGCTGGTTAAATCATTATCTAATGTGTAACAAGGATAAACAGCCCTACTAAAATTAAGATTTACTATCTTTCCTGTATAGTTATTTTTTATAAATGGAAAGTCTTTTCTGTTAACGTATTGAGGTAATTGATGTTCACCACCTGTCTTAAATAAAGTATATTTATCTTGAGGTATAGAGTTAATAAACTCTGAAGTTCTATTTAAGTCAATAATTCTCTGTCCTCCCTCACCAAAAAAAATAGCACATTCTGAAATGTCTTTTTGTTCTTCTTCACTTATAATAATAGGTACTTCAAATAAATCAAGTTGGTCAGTGTGTTTCACTCCAATTATCTCCTGCTTTATATTCGGCATCCAAAGGACACTCCATGTTAAAATATTCTCCTGCATCTTTAATAGCTTGGACTGCAAGAGATCCAAAATTCTCTACATCTTTTTCAACGACTTCTACTTGCCACTCATCGTGAACATTAGCGACAAATTTAAAATCTAACTTTTCTTTTGTTGCCTTATCATTCAACAACATAAGAGCCTTTTTCATTACAACAGCACCTGCACCTTGTAGCAAACTATTTAAAGATGCATGAGGATGTCGTATGTAAATCTTCCTTCCGTCTAATCCTTTGAGATAACCCTTTGTCGATGCTTTTGATACTCTCTCTCGAAGTCTTCTAAATGCAGGGTTATTAGCAAAGAAATGTTCTTTAAGTCTTGCTCCATCTTTTGCGTTTCCTCCAACCACTTGTCCAATTTTTTTATTTCCTGCTCCGTACAAGAGTGCATAGATGAAAGTTTTGCTCTGATCTCTTGATTTAAGTCCTGCAGTTTGTTGATTACGTTGGTGGATGTCTCCGTTGATAATTTCATTTGTAAATTCCTCGTCTTTCATATAATGTGCAAGCATTCTTAATTCTAATCCTGAAGCATCAACGCCTACTAATTTATAACCTTCAGGAACAATCCAACAAGACCTACATTCTTTTCCGTAAGGACTTTTTAAACTAGGTATTTGTTGTGTGTTTGGACTCCTAGCTGACATCCTGCCAGTTATTGCTCCAGTGCATATGACAAAGCCATGTATTCGATCATCGTCTTCAACGGCCTCTATCCAGGAATCAATAAGAGCTATTCTTTTTTGAAGTAATAAATAATCAGCGATCAGTTTTACTTCAGGTATATTTTTTATCTTGCTTAATCTTCTTTCGTCAACAATAGGTTGACCAGTAGGTGTAAAATCCTGTGGTTTCCATCCAAAGTCTTGTAAGTATTCTCCTATTTGTTTCCTTGAGCCTAAGTTAAAATCTTGTAATTTCTTTCTCATAAACGGTTCTGGTTTAGATGTAACCCACTCTCCGTTCTCGTCTTGTTCAGGTTCTCTTAAAACTATTTCAGTAAGGACTTTATCGTATTCTTCATCTGTTAATCCTCTTTTGGATAATGTTCCATCTTTCTTTATGTACGGATTAACTTCACGCACATTGACAAGTTTGGGTTTGAAAACTTTATGAACCTCATCTTCTGCATTTTGCATTTTCTCTCGTAGGTCAGCAGATAACATCGTTGCTTGATAAGTGTTGAATAAAAAACCATTTTCTTCTTGTTGTTTTAAAATTTTTGAAACTTCTTGTTCAATCTTTACACTTTCTTTTGAAAAGCCTTTGGATTCTTCTTTTAATTTTTCATGTACTAAAGTATTTAATTGAACATCACGAACACAATACTCTAACATTTCTTTGGAGTATTCTTCGTATTCTGTAAAGTCTATTTTGTGGTATTTTAAGCGGTATCCCCACATCCCTAGACTATGACCTCCTTCTCTACTAGGATTGAATAACCTAGATAAAACCAGAGTGTCAATAAGTGTTTTGTGAGATAGATCAACACCTAATAATTTATGTATTACTGGAATATCAAAACCTATTATGTTGTGGCCTACTAATGTGTCTGCTTTTTGAAGTAACTCAAGACCTGACTCCAGTTGAGGAGGAGCAAATTTATAAATCTGACCAGAGCCAGAATCTTGAGCGACAATACACCACACTTTGGTGGCTTTTAAATCATCTGTTTCTATATCAAAGACTAATTCCATTGTAAGTCTCCGCTTTCTTTTTCAAAAGCTTCTCTTTGTAGTTCGTGTAATCTTCCAGTATTCCTGTCATAAGTAAGGCTAGTAGCGTAACCAACATCTCCTGTGTATCTAGATTTTAAAACTCGTAATACTGTAGTGTTAGCTTCTTCTGGATCGTCTGCTTGTTGGTTTCTTTCTAAAGCTATTACGGTATCACTAAGCTGTGCTATGGATTGACTACCTCTTAAATGACTTAGGTTGACTTGTATGCCGTTTTCATGTCCTTTGTTTCCATCTACTCTTCTTAGATGCGATACCAGGATAAGACCTGCACCAGTTTCTTCGACAATACTCCTGAGTCTAGTCATGATAGCGTCAATCGTTCTTCTTTCATCGCCTTCTGTTGTCGAACACACTAACATATGAAGATGATCTACAATAACCCACTTACAATTACAACCTATAATCATAAATCTAAGCTTTGAAAAGATTTCTTCGATGTCGTTTGTTCCAAAATGAGAATGAATCCATAATCTGCTGTTCCCTTTATCATCTTTTAGGATGTCAAAATAAGAATCTATTTCTTCTTTAGGTATATTTTCTCTTATGTGGTCTATATATAGTCTTGTGTCGGCCTCAATGGATAGAACACCATCGACAGTTCTTCGCCAGTCTTCCTCTAAGGCAATGATTCCTACATTATCTTCAGTCTGTTTAATTAAATGATGCGTTAATTCTCTAGTGACACTGCTTTTTCCTAAACCACTGCCAGAGGTTAATGTTAAAAGGGTTTTTTGTTGAAGACCATATATTTTTTTGTTTAATCCTTGCCAAGCAAAAGGAACAGTATCTATCTTTTCTCTTTTGTGAAAGTCTTCTCTCTTTTCAAAAACATTTATAACACCAGCAGGTGTGTATTTCTTAGCGTTCCAAAAACAATTAACGAATTTTTTATGTTCGTTCTTAATTAACATATCGTTAGCATCTTTGAAACCTTTTGGCAAAGACATGATTTTTGCTTTTCCTGGTTTCAAAAGTCTTGCTACTTTTTGAGATGCCTCTCTACCTGCCTTGTCGTTGTCAAAACAAATAACAACATTGTCGAAACCTTCTACAAATTCTAAGTTATTTCTTATGTCTTTTTCTGCGTTACCTGCACCATTTTTGATAGAAACAACTGGAAATCCACCGTATAATTGATATACGGCCATAGCGTCACATTCGCCTTCAGTAATAGTAAGATACTTTCCGTCTTTAAATAATTGTTGACCAAAAAGTACGGTTTCTGTTGTGTTTCCTTCCCAAGAAAATTTCTTGTTTTTAGTGTCTCTTGTTTTAGTAGCTACCTTATTTCCTTCGTCATTATAATAAGCATAGTGATGTTTACTTACAGTTCCATCTAATGCGTGTGTTGTCATCACATTAAACTTTCTTGCAGTTTCTTCTGTTATTTTTCTGTCGGATAAAGCACTAAAATCAGAAGTGATGATAGTGGTTTTAGCAGGAATAGGGTTTGTAAAAGGTGTTGCCGTTTCTTTGTAGTTAGGTATTCTTGTTTGACAACTGAAACACCATCCAGAACCATCTGAATTAATACCAAAACATTTTTTATGTCCACAACTAGGACAATCTAAATGTGTGTTTACAAATTTACTGTCTGAATCTTTACTCATTATTTGCTCCAATTAATGAAATTATAGAATTGTGACCTCCCTCCCAACCGAAGTTTCCTTTTGGCACTTCTTGCCCTTCAAGGTTATTAGAATTGATATTGCTAGGAAACGAAGAGTATTCGTTATATCGACTAGCTACTATCGGATAATCCTAAGTAACCCAGGATAAAACTAGTCTTCTTCATCTTCAGGAGGGAAAGAACCAGTTTCTTCTATATCAGGTTCAGATTCTTCTGTATCTTCGCCTTCACTGTTGACAACATCTACAATTCGACCAGAAAAGAAATTGATTCCTGCTTGTAATTCTTCTAAGTCTAGCACAAGATTCGCTTTCTTTTGGTTGAGTCTTTGAAGTCTGCCAAAGATTCCTTTAGCTTCATCAGGTAGATCATCAACTGAGATTTGAACATCGTCAATAGTGATGTAAGGTTGTTGTTGTTGCATTTCTGCTTGTGTGTTTTCTTCGGCCACTTTTTTATACCTCTTTATTTAAGTTAAAACTGTATTTCATTTTCGTCTGGGTTGTATTCGTTCAGCTTAGTTATCATAACTCCTTGCAACTCAAAGAATTTTCCAAACTTATTGTCGTAAGGTTTAACTTGAACGACACCTTCAGAACCATTACCTACAATAACATCCATTGGTTGCTTATCAGCATCCAGGAGTTTAGGTGGTTCATTGGTTTTTTCCATAGTTTGTCCAGTATCTCTGTCAGTCCATGTTCTTGAAACTGTTCGTTTTGCTGTCATTCTATGTTCGCCATCTTCGTTAGTGTTGATTTTATAACCTTCTGACGAGAATTTTTGAGCGTCTTCATCACTTAACACCATTGTTACGGTGTATTTATGGGGTTCGAATCTAGTTTGTGGTGTCGTGATGTTACACCACTCCAGATATAAGGGAGTTATTAACATAGTTATTCCTCTTTTTTTATTTAGTTATTATTATTATTATTGAAAATATAAATAGGCATTGTTTATAGCTCGTTTGTTACCTCAGAGGGTAGAGTGCAGGTATAATTTTAATAGGATTACCTCTTTGTTCCTAACCTATTTAAAGACCACATCTTGCCGTCTTGCTATATTGAGCTTTTTGGAGTCTTGTGTGGCCTTTGTTAAATTCATATTACGGATTATATCATTTTTTATAGACTATTACAACTACTTTCTAAATTAAATTTGATCTGGATAGTTTTGTTTAATATAAAAAGCTCTTTCATTTAAGTATTGTGTTTCTTCTGTGTCTAATATACAACGGCCTATATACTCTACGACTGGCGGAACGACAGCATTACCTAACTGTCTAAGTCTGTATGCCCTTCTGGGAATCCCATCATCCATTCCACTAGGTTGACTGATAGGTAACCATTCCTTTTTTCTTTTTTCGCTACGCATGGCGCTAATCTGTATTTGTGAGCATACTTGGCTAGATTCCTCCAATCTTTTGCCGTATCTTTGTAATCTCTCGATGTTGGGGTAGGCAACGATAAAAACTCTTTCCCTTCTGTGAATTGCACCAACGGAACAAGCGGATATAATATGCCATTCCGCATCATACCCGATCTCCCAGAGATTTTGTAAGACCAATGCAAGTCCTTTATTTCTAAGGGATGCGACATTTTCGATAATTGCCCAGGAAGGTTGGATTTCTTCAATGAGTCTTGAGAATTCTTTCCAGAGGCCACTTCTTTTTCCTGTGATACCTCCTGTTTTGTCTCTGTCGATGTTCGCGTCTGAGATGTCTTGGCATGGGAATCCTCCCACAATAACATCTGGTTTTTTAATTTTTCTTTCTTTGATTTTTTCATAAGTTAAATTATTTATGTCGTTAAAAATAGGAACACTAGGCCAATGTTTTTGTAAAACCTTTTGACAATCAACATCGTTCTCACAAAAGGCAACAGTCTTGAATCCGTTTGTTCGTTCTAATCCAAGACTGAAACCTCCTATTCCAGAGAATAGGTCTAAGACATTTAAAAACATCTATCTTAGTTTCCAGGAATAATCTTTTTCTATATCGTCAAGCCTTTGTTGAAAATCAGAATACGCATTAAATTCTTCTTGTTCTTTTTCTTCAGTGTATCTGGCTATTCTTTCTTTTCTTCTGACTGACGGCCTTATCTCTGTATAAAGCCTCCATTCTTCAGCGTATTCAAAAGGCAGGTCTTGATCATATCCTCTAGGACTTAAACCATCTTTCAAAGCGTGTTGTTTTCTTTTACCGTTGGCTCTCAAGCGTCTTTGCAATGACGGATTCCTAAACTTGTCCTCTAGTTTTAAGAATAAATCTGCCTCTTTTTTTTCTTTATTTGTTTTGTAAGGTATTCTATATTTATAAGCTAATGCCATTGTTTGTTCCTCTCTTATTGATGATAGTTAAATTTTAACGTCTTTTTGTAATTGTTCTAAGGTTAAGTTTGGATTTCTTTTTACTTTTTTGTAAATCCACTTCAAAGAATAGGCACTCAATAGAAACCTATTGTTCATAAACACATGAGTTTGTTCTGTTAAATATTCGTTTAAATTCTTAGTATTTATTTTATTGGCCTCAGTTTCGTCTGGAATAATAGACTGTAACCACTCTACCAGGATTTCTCTACCTTTTCTTCTTAGTCGTTTAGCTTTTCTACCGTTCATATTAATCCCAATCCTCTTCAATAAAGTCTGGCCTAACAGATGTAATCTCGTGTTCGTAATCTTTAAAAGCCATTGGATCATCATTTAATTTATATCCACCATTCTCAAAGTATTCTTCTTCAGCTAATTCTTCACTTTCTGCCTCTACTTCGTATTCATCTAGCCAATAACCAAAAGTTTTAACGACAACAATATAAGGTTTCTTATACTTATCGAGATAATAATAGCTAACAACTCTGTCTAATCTGAAACACCTGTGTTCATCGTCTGCTGATCTATCGACACCTCTGAATGTAAAACCTTTAAAAGTATCGTCAATCTTTTCTACATCTACTCGCCTTAGTTTTGTTTCTTTTTCTGAATTAGTATAAGTAAAGATGATAGTACCTTTGCCGTCTAAACTTTCTTGTAAGCCTTTTTTAAATTGTTCTGTTTCGTATGCTTTCATTTTTTTTGCTATTCCTCTGTTAATTTATAAGTTATAAGTTTGTTGTTATTGTTGTTGTTATTGTCGTAAACAGTTAAATATTTAGAGCCGTTCATGCCGCTAATCCAAAACTTTAAATTAAAACTGGCTACAAAAGGCCTATCTTTTATTTTTCTAATGATGCGTTGCCTATAGTCTTTTGGATAGTGCCAGGATAAAGGTTGTTTATTCATCTCTTTTAAAATGATATGTTCTAGGATTTTCCAATCCGTTAATTAATTTAATATTCTTCATGCCACGCATTTTGAATATGCCCTTAGTCAAGAGTGTGTATTGTTTGTTGCCGTTCACTCTTATAACTAAAGACATATCTTTAAATTGTGTGAGATATTTCCTAGCCTCTGTGACATTTTTAAGATTCAACTTAATGCCGTAATGTATAGATTCAGTCATTCTACAATACCTTCCCTTTTTATTTCAGATTCTTCAATAAATAAATAGTCTATTGCGTTATCAATGTTTTCCCAACCCATGCCATATTCAGCATCGTGATTGTTAAGACAATAATCTAATACTTCCATACATTCTTCATCTGTTAAGTCAACATCTACAGTTTCATAGTTTTCTATAGCGTGTCTAACATCATCAATGCTCCAAATAATTGCGATTGAATTTGTTGAGTTATAGCCGTATCCGTAGTTAATTAGATTTGTATTTGTTAATTTGCTAATTTCAGTCATCAGGCATCTCCTCTACGGTTACTTCTTCAGGTGTGAGTTTTGGTCGTTCTTCGATAAACCCTTCATAGTATTCTTTTTTAAAGCCACCACTTTTATTAAATCGTTTACATTCCTCCATAGCCTCATCAAGAAAACGAAAATTGATGCTAGTATCTCTTTCCCCTGATATTCCGTCTGATACTTGAAATTCTGTATATTTTCCGCAGGTTGTTTGGCCAACGACAATACACCAATCTTCTTTATCTCCTTTTACTTTTTTACCCTTACTATCAACTTGGTAAAAAGCACAGCTAGTCCAACCTTCTTTTTGTTCTTCTTCATAAATAAAATCACTTATCATTTTGTCCTCCAGGATAATTGTAATTCTGTTAATCGTTCTGCCTCTTGTTCAATGTCATCCGAGTCTTTTATAACTTTTGAAAGTTCTTTATAATTGGCCTCTAGGAGTTCATCATAGACCTCTTGTTCAATTCTTTCTATCTCGGCTAGTTCTTGGTTATCATCAACATCTAATGCCTCTAATCGAGAATAAGCTTGATCAACAAAGGTATCTATGTGTGTAGGTATTGCCATTATGTTTCCTTATATTAATTTAATTGATAAGTTAATTCTACATGAAATAAAAAAAATTACAAGTAATATTCCCATCTTATCTTAGAAGATTTAGATTGTGCCGTATTTCTTTTTCTTTTCTTTGTATCCCAATCCATAAAAGATAATTGACCATGCATATGCCAATTAGCGGCTTTATATATTGTTCCTAAGTGAACATCTGTGTCTTGATAACTGACTAATTTGGTTAATTCTGGAAATTTCTTTTTAATTTCTTTAATCATTTTTGCTATAACATAAGTAGCTGTATTTTTTATACAAAAATCAGAAAGTGCTAATCTTCTTAATTCTAAAATTGTTTTACCGTTTTTCATCCTATTCTGAGCAACAGGAGATGACCATATACCCACACCTATTATAGCTTCGTTATATTTAAAAACATAACAAACATAATGTGTATTTCTAACAACATTAGACCAGTGTATTTTAGGAAGTCTGCTATGCCATAATTCATTAAGCATGCACGCAATTTGCGCTCTTGTTTCTTCTATTGTTATATCTTTTACAGTGTAAGTTATTTGTTTCTTATTAGAAGTATCCATAATGTGCTACTTTATGCGCCACTTGTTGCGTGTTCATAGGCCTCGTCACAATCCTCTACAAGTTTACCACAAGAACATACTCTTGATTCTAATTCTTCAATTCTAAAACCTTCTTTAAGTTTTTCTCTAAAACCTTCTTTAAGTTTCGTTGCTGTTTCTTTATCTTCTTGGCCTTCAGAGTCAAACATAATTACTTCAAAATGAGTATCAAACCAGTCTTTGTTGTTTTTCTTAATTGACATATTTGTTCCTTAATAATTTATTAATGTGAGGTCTTTACCTTGCCCACTGTGTTATTGGATTTTACTAAAAATGTAAAGCTTTGTCAAATATATATAACAGACAAGTCTATTAATATTACCCTTAATTTATAAAATATCTTTGTAAATCAACAACATATCTACATAACTATTAACCAGGAAGATAGCATAAGATAGGTAAGTTTAATTCCTTGGACTGCGTTAACGCGACAAAACTGCCAAACAGGTCTATTGTGATGATAGTTTTTTTCTTTTGTGGCCTTACTACATTTTTTATAAAACATACATATTAATGATTTTTAACTGTAATAGGATAATTTTGGCCTTCTTATTTACATTCTAAGACACTTTTGAAGTGTAGTTGATACCTTAGTATCCCCTAAAAACTGCATTATATGCCAGAAACCAGGAATAAAAAAACAAAAAAAAAGATAGACATCTTTACAATGCCTACCTTTTTTCAGAGGGATTTATTTTTAAATCAATTCTTTTATATTTGATTCAGTTATAAAAAAGTTATTAACCTTTTTATTATCTATTAGACGTTCATTAACATGACTTCCTTTTCTTTTTAAGAATCCTATTGATCCTTTTTTATCTTTAAACCTAACATCAGTTATATCAAAATCTATTAGCTTTTTATTGAATAGCTTTTTAGGGATTCTTAGTGTATCTTTTTTGGTTCCTTTTGTATTAAAAGCTAAAGCAATATTAAGGCCATCATTTACAGCTTTCTTTAATTCTTTTCTAGAATAATCAGAATACATAGAACCACTAAAAGTATAATGATGATTTTTATTTTTATTCTTTACAATCATATTTCTAAGTTTTGAATAATCATAAAATTGTATGCCAGGATTTCTAGCTATGAGTTTAGAAAAGTTTAAATCGCTAGTACCATTGAGCCTAACAGCTAAACTATCGCCATACTTTTTGTGATACTTATCTATCTCATTTTGTAATTGAATCATAAAAGCCTCATTATGATATAGATAATATAAAGTACGTCTAATTTGAGCCAGTTGGCCGTTAAGCATACCTAACCTACCACTAGTCGCTAGACAATCCTTAGAACAACCATTACGGCTTGCATTAGGACATATAGTCTTATCAGTGACTGTTGTATCTGGTGCAAGATAAAGAATAGCCGTATTGACATTGATCTTTTTACCTTTTTCTATTTTAGTAGATGGATTAATACCTAATAATTGATATGGCTTTTTACTAAAATATTCTTTATTTGTTTTTAATATATAACCTAATGTTTTAATAGAACCATTAAATAATAGTTTATGATCTAATGAGGCCTTATCTAGATATGTTTTATAAATCATTTTTTTGTCTACCTTTTAATAGTGCATGAATTAATTTAGATTCTTTTTTACCTATCTTTTTAGTGGCTCTATTGTTTGATTTTATTGCCTTATCTACTGCTTTTTTATTGTAGTTATAATTCATAATGAACTACCTATTCTATTCATAGCATTTAACAAATAAAAACTAGCTATACTTGATATAAAACCCATTGTAAAAAATAAGTATGATAGTAATCCTTGTAAAAATAACACACTTGCTAACATGGTAAAAGCGCCACCAAAAAGCAAGAAGTTAAAACCAACAGCAAAAAATAAACTAACAGTTATGGGATAACAGTCTAAAAAGTTAATGATATTTTTAATTTTCATGACAATACCACTTCTTTAATATGGCTTACATAGATAGAACCTATTTCATCAAAGAAACCTACTTCACTAGCTTTTAAATCTACTAATAGAATATTTTTATAGCCTCTACCTTGTTTGATACTTTCTAATGAGTAGGCTGTACATAATCCTAAACCATTATTTACTTTTAATTTAGTGCCTTTTTTAATTTTTTCTAAATCTTTTATCATGATTGTATCCCCTCAATGATGATTACTTTATCAATAGCATTAACACCATAAAAAGTAGCTTTAACTAGATCAAATTTAATTGGATCAATACTATTACCTATCTTTTTGCCTACAATGTCAATTATAGGCCTTTGCTTGCCGTTTCTTGCACTATTAGACACTTTGTACTTACCAGATATATTATTAAGAGTTAACTCAATATAGCCGTCTTTATATTCTCGGTCATACCTTTGACCTACACTAAATCCACAATCATTTAAAAAGCTGGCATTTTCTATCCAGATTCTTAAACCTTTTGAAGTGTGTTTTAATGTAGATGTGTGTTCTACTTCTGTTGTTGTTATTGGTTCAGGTTTTAATTTGTGTGCTAAATTATTCATATTATCCTCTATTTTAAATGGTGGCTTTTTATAATTAGGCAAGCCACCAAAAAACCTTTTTATAGTTGTTCTTTTATCCAAGAGTCTGCAACATTCACTAAATGCTTATAGATAAGTGAAGTTATTATTCCTTTAATACTTACATCAGTTTTAATATTAGTACGCCTTTCCCACAATTCGTAGTTGTTGGCATAAACCATAGCTTGCTTATATGGATCATGTTTGAATCTATGCATATAAGTATTTACATAATCCAGATAATGAACGTCATTGTTATCTTCTATCCCTAAGATTATTTTTTTGTCCTTCTCTAATTGTTTTATTAAATCTTTTTCAATAGTAGATAAAAGATATTGTTTTTGTGGATATTCGTCTATTTTTGTTTTCATTTGTTTAATCCCTCTTATTTGATTAAGTTAAATTTTGTTGTTAGATGCCATTCTAAGCTTTTTTAAAAGGCCATGTCAAACTATTTTTCAAATATTTTAAAATGTATTAAGTATATTAAATGTATCTATCTTGTATGTTGTTGTTTTGTATAACCTTTTTGAAATAATACTTCCTAATTTTAAAAAGGTTTTCAAAGGTTTTACAAATGTTTACCAGACTATATGCGATAATTTCAAAAGGCTTACCGACAAATCTATATATGTGGATAAGCTGTTAATAAACTGTGCAAAACTGTGTGAAATCTGTTAATAATTTTGTGGATATCCTGTGTAAAATTGTGGATAACTTCACAAATTGTTAATAACTTGTTAATAACTTTTATTTCAAAAAGTGTGACATTTTCAAAATTGTTAATAACTTTGTGAATAACTTTGTGAAATCTGTGGATACCTTGTGGATAAAGTGTTTATAACCTGTGTAAAATATAATAACCTGTGGATAAGCTGTGGATAACTTTTTAAGGGGGGGCAGGTGTACAGGGGTGGGGGGCCTATATATATGTAGTGGTCGAACATTTTCCAAAGGTTTTCAAGTGTTCACCAGAGTAGTGCGCAATACTAAATATGCGCTCACTATTATACATAAACAATAATAAGGTGTAAGGTGTGGGGGGGTGTTACTATAGTATATATCTCATTTTACAATTTGTCAAGTAAAAAAACTTTTTTAAAAAAGACTTGACAAACTTGTTAACCAGTCCTATACTTATAAAATATAATGGTAAACACATACTTACAACCTAAAAGCAATTCTAAAAACCTTACTGAGAAACAACAGAAGTTTTTAGACTGTCTAATAGAAACTAACGGTAATCCGAAAGAAGCAGCAAAGTTAGCAGGCTATAGCGGCAACCACTACCAGGTTGTTAAATCTTTAAAGGATGAGATCATAGACTTAGCCACCGATGTTCTAGCGAACTCTGCACCTGAAGCAGCCTTTAAACTAGTTGATATAATGAAAACAGATAGGCCTATCCCGCAGATATCCAACAAACTACAAGCAGCACAAACAATCCTTGATCGTGTTGGAGTAACTAAAAAAGAACGATTAGAAGTAAATCATAACTCAACTGGTGGTGTGTTCATATTACCCGCCAAGAAAGAAATAAATACTATAATAGATGTAGAAGATGTCGAATGAAGAACTAGACAGCGATAACAAAGCATTTATGGATTTTTGTAAGTGGCTATATGATGAGAACTGTCATGAGAGACGTGAACATGGGCAAAGACCTTACAAACACTTCGAAGTCTATTATTTTGCGCACACTAGATGGTTAAGAACACAATATGAAGAACGGTACAATAACAATGGAAATTAACTACAAGCATTTAGAACAAGAGAATGAGTCTTATTTTAAACATATGTTTGTTGCACTGCGCTATGCTTCTAAGTTACTCAAACTTGT